AGCACCTATTAGTTCAACATGAACTCCTAGTTTTGTGAAATTTTCTTCAATACGTTCTGCGTATTTTTTACCTTGTGCAAGGTCTGCACGTAGTAAAGCAACACTCGTCATATTGGTTCTTGATGAGTTAAAGTCCTTGAAATACTTTGCTTCAGCTTCCAAGCATTCTTCGATTGTAAATTTATCTGGATGTACTTGAACTTGGCAAGGTAATTCAAACTCAGATGGATTTTCAACATAAGTTGCTGCGATTACGCAAGTATGTTGACCATCAACTACAACGTAGTCACCATCTGGTCTTAAAAATACAGAAAGAGGTTTGACCAACTTTGGTCTAAATTTCTCTGCATTTTTTATGAAGTTTGTGTTTATTAATCTCTGATACTTCGAGTCTATTTTTAAATCTTTGAGTTTTATATACTCAACTGGTATAAAACTTTTCCTAGTAAATCTTTTTCTTATACCTGATACACCTCTTTGAACAAGTTTGTTTGCGAGTTGTATGGCAGTTTGCAACGCAGAGCGTACCGCATTTAGCGGATTTAGTAGAGTCATGGATTTTTCTCCATTAATTTAGTGTCCCTAACCTAAGACTAATAGGTCTTGCGAGACTGTACCTTTATATAGTAACATAAAAAAAGAGGAATGCAAGCATTCCCCTTAAATGTGTTGAATTTGTAATATTTAAATTACATAAGGTTAGTAACTTTAACTCTTCTGTAGTAACGGTTTGTGTTACGTGTAAGAACTCCAAGTCCTTGAGTTGTTCCTTGTGAGAATGGGTTCTCAACCATACCATATCTGGTCTTGAATCCAATCTTAGGTTGGAATGTATCCTGACCAACCGCACGAACCATCTGTAGAGGAACGTATGGGCAGTAGAATAATCCAGCGTCATAAGGAGATGAACCCTTGTAACCCATAACATAGTACTGATTAGCACTTACGTTAGCAGCGAATGGGTCAATGTACACTCTATACTTACCTTGTAACACACCAGCAAATGTATTGCCTGTGTCATCTACATTAAGGTTAGCATTTAATGCAGGTGTGTAATCAAGTACACCAGCCATTGTTAGTGCAGAAGCAACGTCTGCGGAGCAAAGGATCATGTTGCCCTTTCCACGACGAGTTCTTTGTGCGATTGCGTTAGCATCTCTTTCCATCTGGAAAATAAGACCCTTGAACTTCTCAACTGACCATCTTCCGTTGGAGTCTGTGTCTAAGTCGAATGTTCCACCTGAAGCAACGTTTGCTTGAGCACCTGGTTCAGCGACGTTATAGATTGTTCTGATAACTTCTCTGTTGATTTCAGCAAGAATCTCAGTTGATAGAATATTTGCTAACTCAGCCTCAGCATTCAATCCGTGGATTGCTTTGAGGTCTTGTGCTAGTTCTAAACTGTACTCTGCTTTTAGAGCTCTTGACTTCGCTGTAACGGTCACTTTCTCGATTGAGAATGCCATTTCGTTGAAGTTATCGCCAGATGTACCTAAGTCTTCAGCGTCATCTGTTCTCATACCCTGACCAACGTTGTAGTCGGTAGCGTTTGTTTGAGCAGCAGAACCTGAAAGTAGTCCTGGATTTGAACCTGACTGAGCAGTTGTACCTAAACCAACGTTGTTTGAACCTGTAGCGGTGAAACCTGATGTTAGGTCGAATCCTTCATTCTGACCAGAGAATGCTGAATCTGCTTCGTTGAATAGTGCTTCAGTTCCACTCTGTGAAGTGAATCTGGATCTCATTGCGAAGATAAGTCCAGTTGGACCATTCATTGGTTGTACACCAGCTAAATCGTATGCCACCAAGTTAGGCATTGAACGACGAATTAGACTGATTAATACTGGGTCGAAACCTGCAACAGGACCTGCAGCAGTTGCACCAGCAGAGAAACCTGCTGAACTTCCACTGTTTGTGTTAACTGTTGGCTGTTCTGAAAGGAAAGATGCTTCCTCTCTTAATTCTTTTTCTTGGTTTTCTAACAGGATAGCGGTGACGTTTCTTCTATGAGCGTCTTTGATTGGATCAACTCCGTCAAAATCGAGGATAGGTCCCCACTTTTCCTGCAAATGTTCTGTGTTATACATTTGCATTTGAAATTTACCTCTTACGGTTTATTGTTTGAATAAATGTTAAATTCACTTCTTAGCAGCTCTGGATAAGATATCCAAATAGGCTTGCATTCTAGGAGCAACATCTACTGATGGTGCTTCATCTGTTGAAACCTCTTCTGATAAATTCTCAGAGGTGCTCTTTGGAGCACTAGTTTTACTTGGGAAATAAGATTCCTTAAGTGTTTCTAGTTTCTCACGATAGTCTGTATCACTTTCAAACTCAACATTTTCGGCAAGAGTAGCGAGTTTTTCCTTCTGAGTGTCTGCTAGACCTTCAGCTACAGCAGCGAAAACGCCATCTGCAGTGGATTCTGCCAATCTACGATTTAGAGCAACATTGCGATCAATCTGCTCATTGAGTTTTGATTCCATTTCATCAAGTTTATCTACCATGCTATTAAGTACATCGTATTTTTCTTCAGGGATAGTTACATAATGTTCTTCAAATAGTGACTTCATACCTTCTAGGAAGGATTCAGTCATTTCTGTTTTGAGTCCTTGCTCAACTTGTAATGCATTTTCCTGCATCCACTCGTCTGCAACGTACTCTAGGTAGGCATCAACTCTTTCAGTTAATCCTGCCTTTATGCTGTCTAGTTCTTCAACTAGAGCTTCAGCATATGCTTCTTGCAATTCTTCTTTGATTTCTCCAACCTTAGAGCGGATTGCTCCTTCAAAGATTGTTCTTGCTTTATTTTGGAACTCTTCGGAAAGTTCTTCACCTTCAAGTAGAGCTTGAACATCTGCTTCGATGTCAATTGGCTCTTCTTCTTCAGTGACAACTTCTTCTTCTGAAGTTTCTTCTTCAGCAACTACTTCATCAGTAGCTTCTGATTCTTCTTCAGCAACCACTTCATCTGTAGTTGCTTCTTCTTCCTCGATAACTTCCTCTGCTTCGGATTCTGCCTCTTCCGCTTTCATGGCTTTGGCATTAACAACATCTTTCACTTGTGCAAGTGTAGCTGCTGGATCTTTCAGTTTTGCTGAGTCGTCATCAGGCTTATAGTTTTCTGGTGTAGGACCACCAAGATCCTCTACTGGGATGCCTGATGAAGGCATAGGATCAGCTTTTGCTGCACCTTTGGTGACTACGTTTTCTTCGATGTTTTCCATTTAGTGTAAAAAGTTACCGTGGATTTATTTAAATTCGTAAGAATCTATACTTATTTATAGATCTTTTACATTTAGAGGTTATTTAGAAAATCTTGGAACAGACTTAGTTTCTTTTCCTCTAATCTTTTTTGGGTGACAAGTGTGTTAATACGCTTCTCAGTTCTTTCTGCGAGTTGTTCACGAAGGGTTCCACCTTCCCAAACCCACTCTTTTCCTTCCATAATTCCATTCACAAAAGCGTCTGGTGCGGAAGGGTCTGCCACTATGTCGGCAGCGGTTGCTAATTGAAAATCTTCTCCAACCATTTTACAACCATTACTACTTTCTCTAAGTGATCCAACACCACGAGAAGAGACTCCAAGTTTGACTCCTTCATCTAGCAATGATGATGCAATCTTACCCATTGGAGTAGATAGCAAAGTCGCTTTTCCTTTAAAATTATTTCCTTCTCTTACGAGCGAGGTTATTTTGTGGGATACACGATCTAAGTTGACTGTAGGACCTTCTGGATGACCAAGTTCACCAAGTGCTCTCCCTTGACTCACAAAAGTTTTATTGTATCTGTTAACTTCTTTTTCTAGAATATCAACGGGATACATTCTCCCATTACGATTTTTAATACCACCTTGTAGGAATACACCCTCAATACAAAGACGTTTTTTGCCTTTATATTTTTCGGTAATAAATTTTACTTGTGAGACTTCTTCTGTGATAAGTTTCATTATTCGTCCTCTTCAGTTGATTCTTCATCTTCTAATTCATCAACGACTTCTTCTTCCTCTGGTACTTCACCATCAAAAACAGTTGAAGCAACTTCGGGTTTAAAAGCATCAATACGAGCAGCTGCTTTAGCCATTAATGCATCTTTTATTTTGTCAGATACATCACTAGCACTAGCGTCTGTCGCAATCAAATCCACTAATTCTTCCATAAGATTAATTTATAGCAATATCTTTTATTTATATCTCGGCTATTTTAGTATCTTTTTGATACTGAGCGTCTACAATTGGAGCAGCAGCTTCATCCTCATCTTCGTCAACTGGTTGATCTCCTAAAACCTCGCCCTCTTGTGTAGTATTTGATGGTATTGGTTCTCCAGTTATTGGATCAGTTTCTGCTGGATTTGGTATGATACCTTTCTGTATTTCATCTTCAATTTGAGTATCAATTTCTTCTATCTCTTGATCTGTCTGACGTAGTATTCTCTTTCTTACAAACTCAGTTGAATAATACTTACCAATGTAAGGTTCAATCTGTGCAAGATTACCTAAACGACCTTGTATCATTTCAGTTTCTTTGAGTTCTGCAAACTGATTATCATATAAGAAATCATATTGAATATGATCTTCCATCTTTTCCCAGTCTTCTGGAGTTACAATATTCTTTAATATTAACTGTGTTTTAAGCATATCATTGAACATATTTGCAAATCTCTTTCTCAAACGACCTACAAACTTTGCAAACTTAAGTTCATCTCTTAATATTTCTGATGAACGTCCTAAGTTAAATCCACCTTCTGCAGCGATTCTTGATTCTGGAATACCTAATGCACGATATAATTTCTTTTGAAAGTATTCAATATCGGTTAACTCACCAAGATTTTGTCCACCAGGTAATGTACTGATTTCGGTTCCCCGACCACCTTCTCTTCGAGGCAACCAAAAATCTTCCATCATACTCATAAATTTACGATCATCACGAACTTCTCCAGTTTGTGCATCGTAAACGAGTTTATTACGGTAACGACTCATTACCTCTTTTAGATATTGCTCTGCTTTGACTTTTGGTAGATTACCAACATCAATATAGAATATTCTTCTTTCTGGTGCTCTTGATAAACGATAGATAACCAAACTATCTTCAATCATTCTTAATTGATTCAAAGCTTTGATTGCTTTGTGAAGATATGAAAGAACACGATTCTTATTTCTATCTACTAAACCCGATGTACAATATGTAATTGCATCTTTTGCAATTTTTGTTGAACCTTTACCTGCCTGTGCAACCATACCAGTCGGATAATTTGGTTTCATTGTATAGATGTAGTATTCATCAAACTTTGGATTTGGCACTGCTTCATCGCCTTTATTACCAGATATTCTTAGATTACCTAAATTACGATCTGTACTTTTCTTTTCCTGACGAACATACTTAATCTTCATCGGGTCAATATATCTTAAATCCTTTAATCCTTCCTGTGGATTCTTTTGATCAATGACTTTTAGATAATATAAACGACCATCTATGTACCAGTTTCTAAAAATTTCATGAGACTTTTTATCAAAGTCCATTAGCTCTTTAATATATCTGAACTCTTCTCGAATCTTTTTCTTTATACTTTCACTGGCATTGAGGGTTGATAATTCGACTTCAACTGGAGAGTCATATAGATCACTAACAATTGCTTCATTCACAACATCTTCAATAGCACCATCCGCTTCTGGATGTAATGCCATTTCTCGATATCTCTTTATTAATTCGTGTTCAGAACGATATGCACCTTCAATATCTACATATTGACCATAAAAACCGCTGGCAATATAATTATCAACCCCGTCCTCATTATTTTTGGGGACAGGGGAGATAATACCATCGGATTTATTTTGTGTTTCCTCAATAGAAAAACCAAAAAGTTTCGCCATAGTATAATGATTTTTTGTATATGTTTATTTAGCTGATGTCTACACCGCCTGATACGGGACTATCTCCCTTCAGAATTTCAATATACTGAACCTGAAGTTCAACTGTAAATTCCTGAATACCTTGAGCGTCATATGAAAGTTCGATAGGACCAACCTGTGTTGGGAATGTATCATAGAAACGATATTTCCTGATACTTTGTCCATCACGGTCAAGTTGGAATACAAATGCGTCAGATTGATAAGCAGCGGGATTAACTAATCCAGTGTTATCATTTAACTTATTAATTGTATTCATCCAGTTCTCAAATGCAGATCTTATTGCAAAGTCTGTATCGTTGATAACTGTTACTGTCCAAGAATCGAAAGTTCTGTCACCTGCGATTTTGAGTACCCTTCCTCTAAATGGTACTTCGATTTGTGCTATGTTTGATGCTGGTAATCTTGCTCCTTTAACCAAGAACCTTGATTTGTCAAGAACTTCCTGTGCTGGTGCAGCAGCATCAGGGAAAGTGAGGACTACTTCAAACAGATTAGCACGAGCACCGCCACCTGTCAACTTACTCTTAAAGTCGGAAATCGTCCTGAGTGGTGGTGGATTTACCTGATTTCTAGCCATAGTTGTTTAAACCTCTGTTAATTAAACGGAACCAATTACTTCTTCAAAGTCAACACCAGTTCTGGTGGCAACGAAGGTAAGACCAATAAAGTTAATTGATCTTGCTGGTTTGATAAAGATGTCAGCAACAAATTCATTGCGATCAATGACTGCTCCTGTATTATTTGTTTCATCGCAAATCACAACAAAGTCAAATATACCTCTGTTGGATTGAACCTCTCTTAAGAATGGTTCAACTATATTTACGAAGTTTGTTCTAGTTAGTTCATCATTGAACTCAAAGAGTTGATCCTTAGCCGCTGCTGATATAGCATCTTCTAAGAAAATGAACAACCTACGAACGTTGATTCGGTCAAATGCCGATCTCTTACCAAATCCTGTCTTGTCTCCGAAAAGAACAATACCAGCACCTGGTTGTAACATAACAGGATTAACTCTATTTGAATATAGAATATCTCTCTGTTTCTTGCCTGGATTATAAGCAAGTTTTACTGAGTTGAGGATTGTACCTCTTGCAGTACCCGCTGGTGAGAACCAAGGGAACTGTTCGATGTCAGTTCTTGCACAACATCCAGCGATGTCACCGTTTAATGGTACATATCTGAATGTGTTATTGAATCTATCAAACATATATTTGTATCCACTATCGAACACACCATATGTTGTAGATGTTATTGGAGCAAAGAATTCAACAACTTTATTAGTCATTGTGTCAATGTTATTCACAGTTACAGTTCCTGCTGTGCCATCATTTAAGAATGCTTGTCTGAAAGGTGAAATAAATGCGACTGCATCCTTTCTTGCCTCTGCGACAGCAATACATTTTTCAGCAACTGCTTGTGACTTTTCTTTTGTATGATGAGCAGCACCCATCATTATGAAATCAACTTCAACTTCCTCTGTGTTAGAGAATATTTCTAAACCACCGAGTATGTCATCAATACCTGGATCTAACGCTCCAGTTGTTACATAATCTGTTTTTCCACCGTAGTTTTTACCACCTGTGAGTGATGAAGTGAATACACCTATAACACCAAATCCTTTATCAGCAGAATCTGCAGGTTGATCCCAACCATTATCTCCATCTAAAGTACCGATTGCAGTTGCAGTAGCACCATCAAATCCAGTAGTTGTAATTCCAGCAGGTGCACTACCACCGTAAATGTATTGTGAAACATTTGCGAGATACTTTCTCCAATATGAAGTTGAACCAACTGAATATTCAGCATCTGTCGCTTTGGATAAATTTAGATGCTTTTCAAGAATTGTTCCAGCATTACCTGTAATTGTTCCTTTATCGTCAATAACAATTACGTGAAGTTCATCATGTCTACCACCTCTTGCTTGAGCATAAGATGAAGTGCCAGGTGCATCTGCCAATGAATCCCATTCTAATTTAATTGGATTGCCATTTCCATCTTTTGTAGTTAAAACAATTTCTTGCTGTTCAAACCAGTCAACTTGTGAACTAACAACTTGTGTGCTTCCAGTTCCTACGTTTGAACCTGCAGCAATTGGTGTAATTATTTCACTTGCTTTGAAACAATAAACACCATTCGATTGATAATCAACTTGTGTAACAGTTCCAGCAGCAGAAACGTGTGATAATACTTTAACCTCTGCTTTTCCTGTTTCAGGAATCCCAGTAACAATACCCTTAAGGTATCCGTCAAGTAAACTTGTTCCAGCGGCACCAGCAACAACTCTGTCTGATACACTTTGTGTAACACCCATTCCAACTGTTGATATACCAGCAACAGTTAATATTTGGTCTGCTTTACCATCTATTATTGAAACTCTTATACCGTTAGCATAACTACCAGGTGTTTTAGCAGCAATGACTGTTCCAGTTATAGTATTATCATCATAACCAAGTTGATTATAATGTGTATCACTTTTGATTAAAAGTTCAGGTGCACCGTCTTCTGTTGCATTTTTTAATCCAGCGTCATTCGCACGAATTACCTGCATTGTTCCACCATATGCTAGGTAAGAAGATGCAACCATCCAATATTCGTAATGATTGTCTATTGAGTAGGGTTGTCCAAAAGTCTGTAACAAATCCTCTTCATTTTCAATCAGTTGTGGTTCCTCTACAGGACCTTTAGTAAATGGAGCAACTAACGCACCAATAGAACCACTTGTAGGATCTACGTTACCGATTGTTAGATCGACTTCTCTTACTAGGACACCAGGAGAGGCTAAATTTACCGCCATCTTGTATTCTCCGATCTCAGGAATATTTTTCTGAAATTATTTATTAAAAAACCCTTTTTCAGCGGGGAAACGGTGCATGAACTACCAATCTGGATATTCCCATCTCTTTATATCAACTTTTTTCTTGCTTTTTACTCTTTGAATAGTACAAGTTTTACATTCATAAGAATATGAAGATTGAATATTTTTATTTTTTCTTATTAAGTAAAAACCATCTATTAAATCTTTAACTTTACCACATACTCGACATTTACGTTCTGTAAGTACAAAATGACTTACTTCCATTTGTTCATCAAAATCCATTACAGAACTTGAATGACTCCATTACAATCAGGAATATCTTGCATAATTTTGTTTTCAATGCCTTGTTTAAGTGTCATTGCGCTCATCGCACAACTCGTGCAAGCACCACCTAATCTAACTTTAACATAGTTTGTGCCCTCTTCTATCTCTACAAATTCAACAAATCCTCCATCTGCTTCAATATAAGGAGCGATTTCAGATAAAGATTCAATTACATTACTAGCAGTTAAGTCCATTACATATAATCCCACATATAGGAACGATCACCATATTCATCAGTGTGCCATAAATCACCGTCCTTGTCAACAAAGGAAGTATCATCTAATCCATCGGACATAAAACCAAACGGTGCCATATCTTGTTCAATTTGATTTTTTTGTTCTTCATAAATTCTTTTTCTTACATCATTATCAGTCATTTCTTTAAAATAATCTTGTGCAACTAGCCAAGAAAATATTACTAAACACATTGCTAGGTCATCATTACAACCCTCCTCTGCTTCAAATGAATTATGTTTTTGTGAAAAAGTAGTTAATTCCGATATTATATCATAATCAATAATAAGTATCTTATCATCCTCTAATAAAGTTTTTAAGTTTGAACATCCAAGTTTTTTAACCGCTTGAGTCGTTCTCACTCCTAACTGTGATCTTTTACCACTAAATCCAGCACCAACAACTTGACCTGCACGACCTCTTTGAGAACACATCAATAAATTATCGTACTCCAAATCATAATTTAAGATTGATGCAACTTGATCTCCAATATCATTTACTTCGCATAATATGAATGCTTTATTATATGCTTTACCAATATCATCAATGATACTTGGAAATAACATTGGTTTAATTTCATTGTTTCGATATTTTGCTACTGCTTTATAAGGAAAATTAGTTATATCAAAAACGATAAATGCTGAGTAATCATTACCTAAACCACGAGCAACATCAACTGTAATTAAATAATTATGTTCTTTTTGTGGTGCTTCATATACATCTAAACCTGCATTTTTTTGTATAGGAGTTTCATATACAAGATTTTTTAATTTAGATGTGCTAATTAAAGTATTGACAGATCCTAGAAACTCACATTCAAACTCAACTTTGAATTGTTGCTCTGATGTGTTTGCGATTGTTTGTTCTTTCCAAGCTTCATCACGACCTGGTACTTCAGACCAGTGAACTTCTGTTGGTACATATTCATTCTTTTCTCTTTCTGCATCATGCCACATTCGGTAGAAATGATTCATACCTCGTGGTGTAGATACAATTATTACTTTCGTCTTTTGTCCTGACGAAATTGTTGGATAAACAGAAGCAAAGAAATCGTCAGCAATATGATTGGGGATAAAGGCAAACTCATCCAAGAATATAACGTTATAAGACCCACCCCTAACAGCAGAGGAAGAAGTCGAGTTAGCAGATATTTTTGACCCATTTTCAATTTCAAGAGAACCTTTATTCCATGATATTATACCCTGTTGCATCCATCTTGGCAAGTTTTCATATGCAAGTTGTAATCTACCTAATAAATCACGGGCTGTGGAAGCTTTGTTTGCAAGTATAGCAATATTAACATTATCATTAAAAATCGCATAATGTAAGAGATATGATACAACCGTTGTCGATTTACCTGTCTGCCGAGGCATCTTACATATGTTGAAACGGTTTTCATGGAAATTTTTAATTAACTTTTTCTGAAAAGGATATTGCTTGAACGGAACTAGACCCTCATCAAGAGATACTATCTTTATATAATTATTTGCGAAATATACAGGATCGTCTTTACACTTTAAAAATTCAACAATATTCTCCTGTGTAAATTCAATAGGAGTATTTGCCTTTTTTAAATTAGGATTACCAAGATATACTTCACTCATTTAATTAATTATGAAATAGTAAATGCCACCTTAACTACTTTGACACTTCCACCATTTGATGCTGCAGTTAATGTATCTGTAAAATCTTTTTCAATTACAATTGATTGTAAAGTACCTAAAGTAAAACTACCAATTGTAGTTCCACCTGAATCTTTTCTTGTTATGACTAACGCTGCGGAATGACCATTGTAAAGTCTTACCACACTAGCTGAGTCAACATTTGAAGCAGATGATAAGTCACCCTCTGCTGCTAAGACTTTAATTAACATAATTCTAAACTTTTATTGATTATTTATGTTGTTTTTATTTTTTTACTAAATCTAAAGGAAGTTTAAACTTAGTACCCTTCTTAAACTCAATTTTTTCTTTTTCCTTATTTCTTAAAAAATTGGTAGGATCTTCGGATTTATCACCATACTCTTTCATAGAACTCATCTTCTGAACCACTTCAGATATAAATTGTTTAAATGTTTTCATCAGCAGTTCCACCTTCTTAATGCTTTATTTATTCTTGAATCTGGATCTCTTCTTGTTTTTGCAGAAGTAAGTTTTTTCTTCATACCTTTCATTCTTCTACAAAAAGATAATCTTCTCTTTGCATCTTTAGAACCTTTCTTGAGTTTTTTAGGATCTTTTGTAACTGCAGTTTTTAATTTAGAACCAGGATTCTCACGACGATATGCCTTGACTGCCTTTTTACTCAAACCATCAGTCTTATCTTGACGATTTACCTTTTGCCAATCTTCACCTAAATCTTTTCTCCAATTAGACATACTTTCTTTAAGTGGTTTTGGTTTAATTATATCAACAGTTTCAATTTCTGTAAACTTGATATCATCTTTATTCCAATCTTGAATCAATAATTCACTCTCTATCGCAGTATTTTCTTTCATTGCTTTTTCTAAATCATCTGCCTGTTTTGCGTGTGTTTTAGAACCCTTCCTTAATTTACCAACTAATTTTTTAACGTGTGGTATATCTTTTTTATCTAATATTTCCTGAATGTTTTCCTCTTCCATAGATTTTTTTCTAATGAAAGCATAAAAAACTTCTTTACCTTTCTTCTTTCCATATTGATCTTTAAAACTATCCATCATATCATCAGACTTTTCATATTTTTTCTTCAACATTGTATCCTTTCTCTTTTGAGCAGGAGTCATTGTTGCCTCATCCATAGGTGAAAGACTACCATAATTACCTAACTTCATTCTTGTATGCTGACTAAATCTAGATTTCTTTTTATTATCACCAGGTTCAGGCATTCTTTTAATTGTTCTTGTACCAGGCACCACTCTAATTTGATCTCCTGTGCCAGTTGCTTTGCCATCCTTATCTCTTTTCACAGTGTACATATTATCTGGCATATAATTTACTTTACTTATTGGACCTTTTCTATCTGCAACATACTTATCAACTTGTTTATCAATTGCAGCATCTTTTCTTTTTTTACGTATTTCATTAAATTTTCTACCAATTGCACGAGCACCTGCAACTGCTCCTAATAATCCAGCAACAACTAATGCACTTTTTGCATCTTTTGGTGTTTTACTTAGTAACTTAGCAGCACCTTTAACTCCTGGTACTTTTGATGCTGACTTTGGTAATTTTACTTTTTGTTTCAAAAAATTTTTCACATTATCTACTTTTGCACGAAAACCAGTCGGTGTAACATTTATAGGATCCTTTGGTGCCATTCCAACATCTTGTCTTGTTGCTTGTGACATCCTCTTCTTTTTGCCAGTGCTATCGATAAAAAATTCGTCTTTTCCTTTTCCAATTTTCCTCTCTTGAATACTTTCAAGTTCACTTCTCCAATCAGAATACTCTTCCTTTCTAGTCTTTTTCTTTTTCACACAGTTTGGATATCTCTTTCCAAACATAGTTTTCATACCTTTCTTCTCATAACCTGGCCAACACTTCTCATTAAGAGTTTCTCCATCTATCTCGTTAGACGCTGCAAGATCTCTGTAAGGAGGTGTCTTATATTTCTTTTCCTTATCCTTTGGTAGTTTTTGACCTTTGATAAAATTACCGTAATCCCCGTGAATTAATTTTATCTCAGATAGAGTTTTTCTTGCGTATGTCATTGTTTAAAAATCGTCAATTTTACCAACTGAAACCTTTGCTTTTGGTTCCTTATCTATAGACATACTTGACACTTCTTTATCTACATTCATAAATTGTTTTTTTACATTTTTAGCATTTTTTACATTTTGTTTTTTATTAGGATTCACCAGTGATTTTGTATCACTCTTTCCTGCTGAAGTATCAACTCCAATAGTCTTACTGCTACTGCTTGAAGTGTTACCACTTTTTAAAGGAGGTAATCCTTGTCTTTGTCTTCGTCTATTTTTAATATCCATCAATTGTGCTTTTTTATCTGGATCATTAGCAAATCCGTCGGTGCTACTGCCAGAAGTTTTTACCGTTGTACGTGTAACTTTTTGCCCCTTATCATTAGTTGTTGTTTTTTGAGTTACATTAGCACCTTTAGGAATTGGTTTTCCTGAACCTGGCATAGTTTTAATATTACTACCTCCACTTGAGTTTCTACTCAAATCGTTTGCAGATTTACCAACTCCTTGTTGACGCATACCTTGAGGATTACTTGGCATAGGTTTTCCCTGTGTGGGTGCTGTTGTCTCCTTTGGTGCAGGTGCTGCTTGTTTTTCTTGAGTGGGTGCTGGTGCTGTTGTATTACCTGCTCTTTTTGATTTAAAAGCAGCATTTCTTGCTCTTGCCCTATCTCTCATTGATTGAGTATTTGCAGCCTTTACATCAGCAATAGTTTTACCAGAAGCAATTCTTTTCGCAGCTGCCATCTGTGCTGGAGTTCTTTCTTTACCTTGTCTTGTTAAGTTACTTACTTGAGGTTTTGATTGTGGTGCAGGTGATGCTTGTGTTTGTTGTGGGGTTGGTTTTGCTTCAGGAGCTGGTTGTCTTGTTTGCACTGGTTTTGGTTTGGGTTTACCAGACATATTTTGACTACTTCGAGAAATCCTACCTTGAATTGGTTTTGGTTTCAAAACACTAAATTGTTGTGCGGCTCTACCTTGATTTTGAGCAGTTCTTTGCTGCTTCATTTTCATTCTATTTGCCTGATTTTCAGTTAGTTCAAAATCAAATGAATCTCTCCAATCATAATGATCATACATTTTAGTACGATAACCTTGACCATACATTTTTGCTTTTTTATCTACTTCTGGTTTGGATTTAGTAATTTTACCAGTTTTAGGATCTTTTTTATAAGTTGTTACTTTTCCAATTTTTGGTTTACCCTGACCTGAACCTGCTTTACTAGCTCCTTCAATAGTTTCCGTATCAGGATCTATATCTCCAGAATGTTTTTCAGCCTCTGATGATCTAATAAATTCATCATCTGCATCTGGTATGGCACTACCTTTTGTCCTTGTACTCTTAAATATATTCTTCAATTTAAGAGCACCTGCTCCAGTTGCAGCACCAGCACCGATTGCTTTTAGTGCACCAGGAACTTTTGGTGCAATCATTCCACCAAGTTTTAATGCTGCTCCTACACCTTCATTTACTTCATATTCGACTTCTTCTTTACGACTGTTACCCCAGTTTGCAGCACCTACCTTACGACACTTAACTAATGCACCTGATGCATATGCACTTGGCCAAACAGAATATCTTGACTTAACCTTGTAGTAACAAGCATCTTTTGTTCCACTACCTTTACCTTTTCTATCTTTTACTTCATTTAATTCTTCTTCGTGTTCGTGTGGAATTGTATTTCCATCGGCATCTTTTTTATGATGTTCTTGTATATCTTCTAATAATCCATCTCCAACATTTACATCATTATCTGCAAACCAACCACGATTGACTTCAACTGCATATCTGACTTCACTATCAGGAAAGACAGGTATAGGACTCATTGGATCTAATTCTTTGATACTATCAATCGTACCATCTTCTTTGATAAAAGCGATATCAAGAGGAATGAAAGTATTCTTCATATGGAAAGTCCAATAATCATCACTTTCAAATATGAATAACATACCTCTATCTTGTTCCAAATTCTCACGGAACATCAGACCACATTTAAACTCTCCATCACTTTGTGGAACTTCAAGTACTAATGGTAATGAAGTAAATTCAGTTTCGTCTTTCATGGTCTTTTTCTTTTTCTTTTTAGGTTTGTCAGTTGCAACATATGTTGGTTTTGCAGCACCAGTTTTTTCCTGTTGACCAGGATCTGCTGCTTTTTTTCTTCTTGCTGCAGATCTTCTTTCTGCAGGTGTCATTCTCTCATACTTTGCACGAGATACACACTTCGGCACTCCTTCGCCTGGTTCATCGCTCGCACAAGTCCCACCTGTAAGAACGTTTACCCATCCACCTTTACCATCCTTTGATTTAGAACCTTTAAACCAAGAACGAAGTGTTCCCTCTTTTACACTCTCTTTATCAGTCATATAGTCTGCTGCAGTATCAAGATAATCTGCTGCTTTTGTGATTTTAGACTGAACCCATGCCATTTCATTACCTTCACCTTTACCAACTTTCTTTTTGATTTTTTTCGCAGCGACCATTATATTATCAGTCTGACGACGAATCATTTCATATTCGTGATCACCATGCTTTGATTCATTCATCGCTTTTGTTTTCTTTTTCATTGAGTTGATAAACTTTCTATAGATAGCTGCTTCAGAGGTTTTACCCATCACTCTTGCTCTTTGTTCCATAGCAATTGCTGCTTGAATTTTATGAGCATGTGATCGACCTGATTTCCTAATTTTTGCCACGCTCGCTTTCGCTGTTGCGACATCCTTAAAACCAAGTCCATGAATAGTTCCTTTAGGATCTTCATCAGTATATAAATCAGAATGTTTTTTTGACTTTGCAGGTTGCCCTTTTTTACGGGCAATGCGAGGATTTGATTCCTCAGTCATTTTCTTCTTTTTACCTGCACAATGTGCTTTCTGACTAAAACCTTTTGGGTTATTACAATCAATAGACTTTTTATACTTTGCAGACCACCCTTCCTTAACAAGAAAACCATCCTCACGGACAGTGTACCCTTCAGGAATAGGTTTACACTTCTTATCAGTGTTACAATAGTATTGTCCCTTCTTACAGGAAGTCTTCGCCATTATACAGACTATTCAGATCTATTATTATTTAGCAATCCGTCTTTTAACATCTTTGAAAGTTCACTCGTAGAACCTACAAAGAGTGCGTTGTTCGTAACAGTGTTTTGAGTTTTTGGATTATCTGCCTCTATATCTTTTACTTTTTTGTGTAAATCTGCTAACTTATCGGTAGTATCTGCAACACTTTTTATTAATTGTCCAGCGACCTCATATGCTCTTGGACTTGCAGTTTCTCCTGCAACTTCCATAATACCATTGATTGCTTCTTGTCCCTTCTCTATCAGTGAATATAAGTTACCTCTTGTATAATCATAATCTTTTTTAACCTCATCAACTTTGGTTACTTCATCTGCTTTAACAATAGCATCAACCTCAACACTACCATCAGTGTTGAAAGTATCATTTAATGAATCGTAACCTTTTGCCATTAGATATCTACCCCTCTATTTGGTGCAAAGTTTTTACCGTCACCACCAAAGAATGTGCTTGTTTCTGTAAATCCAAAATCATCACCTGGTTCAATTAATAAGTCATCTTGTGTATCTATAACATTATCTTCGTTATAATCTTTCTTAGCCTTTGGAACCACTGTATATCTTTGTTCTCTCTTAGCCGTTCTTGTATTTGTATCTGTGTAGTAATCCAACTGAACTTTTTTGATAAGTCCTTCTGGAGTTTGAGCAATATGATTGAAGAAGAATGTCTTTGCTGTAAAAGATAATGTGTATATTAACGCTCTTCTTGTTGCAAAATCTCCTTCATAGTCATCCTG